CTAGCAGGCGACATGGCTGGCTTATGTGTTCGTACAGACTTTGTAGCTGATCCATGGTATAGCCCAGGTGGTTATAACCGCGGTCAGATTAAAAATCTGGTTAAATTAAACTGGACGCCAACGAAAACTGACCGAGATATCCTATATAGATATCAGATTAATCCAGTAGTAACACAGCCTGGATTAGGCACAGTATTATTTGGTGACAAAACCCTGACACAGAAACCCAGTGCTTTTGACAGAATCAACGTACGTCGTTTATTCATTGTGTTAGAAAAAGCAATTGCTACCGCAGCTAAATTTCAATTATTTGAGTTTAACGATGCGTTCACACGTAGCCAATTCGTAAGTCTGGTAGAACCATTCCTACGAGATGTACAAGGCCGTCGTGGTATCGTTGATTTTAGAGTAGTATGCGATGACACCAACAACACAGGTGAGGTAATTGATCGCAATGAATTCATTGCTGACATTTACATCAAACCAGCTAAGAGCATCAATTACATTACCCTGAACTTCATAGCTACCCGCACAGGTATTGCTTTTGAAGAAATTGGCGCTTAAAGACTAAAGGAGAAAGAAAATGGCAGAAAGATCAATATTTAACGTTGATCAGTTTAAAGCCGCATTAGTTGGTGGTGGCGCTCGTGCTAACCAATTCTTTGTGGCGCTGAGTTTCCCAACGTATGTAACTCTGGGCAGTGTAGCCAGTGCTCAGGCAGCATTTTTAGTTAATGCTGCTGCTTTACCAGGCAGTGTAGTTAATCCAACCATTGTTCCATATCGTGGTCGCGAAGTTAAACTTGCAGGTGAACGTGTATTTGCTCCTTGGAGCATGCAGGTTCTCAACGACGTTAGTTTTAACATACGTAACCAGTTGGAAAAATGGATGGCTGGCATGAACGACCTTAAAAATAACAATGGTCGTACTAACCCAACAGACTATCAGGCTAACATTTCAGTTACTCAGCTAGATCGCAACAATAACCCACTGAAGGTTTATACACTGTATAGTGCATTCCCAACAAACCTCAGTGATATAGTTTTAAACTACGGTGACAATGATACAATTGAAACATATACTGTAGAGTTCCAGTATCAACATTACGAAACTACTTTTGATACACTTCTTAGTGCTGCTAACACAGTTAACAACACCATAGGTTCCGGAACTGGTATATTAGGTCTTTAATACCTTAACTCCTTACTAGGAAAATATAATGGCAGACATTTCGTTATTTGGATATAAATTGACTCGAGATAAACCTGAGCCTGAAAATGCTCAGAGTTTTGTCCAGCCTCAGAACGACGACGGAGCCATGGCAGTCAATGCCGCTGGCTTCTTCGGCACTTACTATGACATAGATGCAAGCGCTAAAAACGAAGTCGATCTAATCAATCGATATCGTGACATAGCCCTGTATCCAGACTGTGACAGCGCCATCGAAGACATTGTCAACGATGCTGTAGCAGCCGAAGATGACGACGCCATAGTAAAAATTGACCTGGAAAAAGTTGAGCTCAGCGCCAACATTAAAAAATCTGTTGAAGAAGAATTCAACAACATACTTAAACTGTTGGATTTTAACAGCAAGAGTCATGACATTTTTAAACGCTGGTATGTTGATGGACGTACTGTGTATCACAAAATTGTTGATACCAGCAAACCCAAACAGGGCATATTAGAATTACGCTACATAGATCCTCGCAAGATTAAAAAGGTTCGTAAGCTGGAACGTAAAAAAGATCCTACTACTGGTGTTGAGTTCATCACCAACATGGAAGAATTTTTTATTTACAATGAAAAAGGCCTGGTGGCAGTTGGCCCAACAGCACCCAATGCCATGCAAGGCGTTAAGATTGCCACAGATGCCATAGCTTATTGCACATCTGGGCTCATGGATCTGGACAAAAACATTGTCATGGGTCATTTGCACAAGGCCATCAAGGTTGTTAATCAGCTTAGAATGGTTGAAGACAGTCTGGTAATTTATCGCATGACGCGCGCACCAGAGCGTCGTGTCTTTTACATTGATGTGGGTAACTTGCCCAAGGCCAAGGCCGAACAATATGTAAAAGGCATCATGAATCAGTATCGTAACAAGGTAACCTATGATGCTACAACTGGCGAAGTTCGTGACGAAAAGAAAACCATGAGCATGTTGGAAGACTTCTGGATGCCACGCCGTGAAGGCGGTAAAGGAACGGAAATCACCACACTGGATGGTGGTGCCAATCTGGGAGAAATACAGGACATCAACTACTTCCAGAACAAACTGTATCAGAGTCTAAATGTACCTCTCAGTCGCATGCGTTCAGATACAGGCATGAATTTTGGTCGTCAGGCAGAAATTACCCGAGACGAATTAAAATTCAGTAAATTTGTTAGTCGTTTACGTAAAAAGTTTGGTGAACTGTTCGATGATTTATTACGAACTCAGTTAATTCTCAAGGGCATAATGCGTGCAGAAGACTGGGATAAAATCAAAGAAGATATTTATTATAACTATACACAAGATGCCTACATATCCGAAGCTAAACAGGCCGAAATACAACGTAACCGCATAGATTTATTAAATGCCGTTAATCCCTATGTGGGAATTTACTTTAGTCGTGAGTTTGTATTTGAAGAAATATTACAGCTCACACAAGAAGAACGTGACAAAATGCAAAAAGAAATACAGAACGATACAGAACTGCAAACAATATTGCAACAACAACAACCATGGCAATTGCAACAGATGGAAATGCAAAAAAATGCTGGTCCTGGATCTCAACAGGCAGCGGCTTTTAGTAGGAATGTTACCGGAGATGCAGCAACTCAGCCAGCTGAGTCAGCAGCCTATAATCCCAGTAACCCTCAGGTTGAAAACATAGATCGTTTAAGAATATTTAGTAAACAACACGGAGTTAAATTATGAACATGACAACAGAATTAGTTGACAATATTTTACAGGACAACAATGCCGATGCAATGCAAAACTTTGCAGACATCATGGGTGCAAAAGTTACTGCGGCATTGGATGCACGCAAAGTAGAAGTCGCACAAAATCTCGGAGCTAACCATGGCCAAATTCAGGCAGATTAGAGAAGCTACACGCTACAATCCCTATGCCATAGGCATGGCAGTAGCCAAGAAAAAAGCTGGTATTACTGCAGAACCTGCTGATGTACCAAAAAGTGTCATCACCAAGGCACATGAAATTGCCAAAAAGATCAAAGCCAACGAAAATTTTGATCACATACTGGACATGACAGAGGAACAGTTAAACGAACTGAGTCCACAAACTACACGCAGCTATTTGGCCAAGGCGCCTAAGTCAGCTCGCATACATGGTCAGATTGCCTCGGATTTTGAACAACGAAGCAAAGCAGTTAGAAAACCTGGTAAAAAAGATGCATATGCTAAAATTGCCAAAAAGTATAAAGAAAAGGCTTGGAATCGTGAAGACAACATACAAAAAGCCATAGATAAACTAGCAGGAGACAAATAATGGCCGTAACCTCAAGCATTTTAAGCAGCACCAGACAGCGCACAGTCCTACATTTTTTTGCAGGAGCCAATGGTGACAGCAGCACCATACAATTAACTGAATTACGCAGACCCGAAGAAATTGCTTTTTCAACTACTTCACAATTAACAGTTAACATAGCTGCAGCGTATTTGAACTGTACAGATAGCAATTCAGGCATATCAGTTCGCCGTGGTGGTAGTTCAGGCACAGTGATACTGGACATGCACGGGCAAAGCGAATATCCGGGCGCAAATGTCCTTGGTGATATCAACATTGCCAATACCAGCAGTATTTTTCTTAACTTCCGAGTGCCGGGCATGTTTGTCGTAGATCTTAGAAAAGTAGCTGGATATGCTGGACCAGATACCAACGTTGGAGTATAGCATGAAACTAATTACAGAAACCGTACAGGATATACAATACATTAAAGAAGCTCGTGAAGAGGGCGGTAAAAGCTACTTCATCGAAGGTCCTTTCCTGCAGACCGAAATTGCCAATCGCAATGGTCGAGTATATCGTAAAGAAACCATGGACAAAGAAGTCCAAAGATACATCAAAGAATATGTTAACACGAAACGAGCTTTTGGCGAGTTAGGTCATCCTGATGGTCCAAGCATCAATCTGGATCGTGTTAGCCATATGATTGTCAGCCTCAAAGCCGAAGGCAACAATTACATGGGTCGTGCCAAGATCATGACCGAAACACCCATGGGTCGCATAGTCAAGAATCTCATTGACGAAGGTGCTCAGTTAGGTGTTAGCTCTCGTGGAATGGGTAGTTTAAAAGTGAATTCAGAAGGTGTAAATGAAGTTCAAGATGACTTTTATCTAGCAACCGCAGCTGACATTGTCGCTGATCCAAGTGCCCCTGACGCGTTTGTACGTGGTATCATGGAAGGCAAAGAATGGATGATGGTTGAGGGTCGATTTGTAGAAAGACAATACGACCAGGTCCGAGATATAATTCAGCAGACCAAAGGTAAAGATCTTGACGCAGTAAAAATTGCGGTATTTGAAACTTATCTAAAACAAATATCAAAATAATAGAACTTATAAATAATAGAAACCCCGTTTTAGGAGACCTTAAAATGTCATTAGAAACAAAAATTCGCGAGCTCATGGAAGCTAAAAAATCCAAAGCTCAGCAATTAGATGAAGCTCTGGGTT